TTGCAATATCCTCAACGGCCTGTCTGGTCTGTTCTATTATTAATGGCAGCGAGGTCGGGATATTCGCGTTATTGACCATTCCAACCGCTCCTATCGGAACTTCATTACCGTTTGCATCAAATCTATTCTGCAATCTATAGGGATAATTGTCGTCGATTCCGGTTTCGGCGTACATATCCTCAAAACCGGCTATCTGTTCAGGATAGTAAATGGGTTTCTCTCTTGGAGATCTCGAAACGAGTTCGGCCAGATAGGACATGCTGAAATTACGAAGCATCTGCGGGTCTTTTGCGAGCCTTGTAATCCCCTCCCATATCTCTTCGCCCTCGACAACGGCGTGTTCTCCAAAGCATGGAATAATAGGTATGTATTCCCCTGCTATGCGCTCCACTTTAAGAATTTCAGCACCAGAAGCAATATACTTATAGCAGACGTTCCTCTTAATCTCTTCTTCAGAGATAATCTCAAAACCCGAATCGAGCAAATCATCTATAACATCGAGAATGTCAGATTCCATTAACTCCATTTCAATACCGAACGGATCTTGGAACGTAAAAATCTTATCCTTTATTTCTTCGATATGGTAGAAATTAACTACATATATTACATGGTTATTACCGGTAATCCATGGGAAAGTGTAGGACTGTTCAGGATTCTTGAACGACTCGGGGTCTATGGTATCTATTTCTTCGCCAGTTAATTCCTTTACGAGATTTTTGTATCCATCATCGGTATAGGCTACTAAATGGCTGCAATATTTGGCATCTGATTTGTCAATGAGCTTTGAATTGGGGTCCCAGAATACGGTATTGTTCGCTTCGTAAATAGGCTTCCGGCATATGATCTGATGTTTACTCCTTAGTCCCTCGTATTTGGCATATAATACCCATGCGCCAACACCGCAGACAATACTTTCAGTCTCGCTAACCTCGAATGCTTCTATTGACGTGTTGCCATTCAACCCATTTCGATACAGCCCATCTGCCAATTCTGCCGAATCATCCCTTGTCTCGTCTATCGGCTCAAAATCTACCTGTACAGGGTTATCGGCGAGGTCTGCGGAAATGGCCCGGCCCGCCTTACGCAGTATGTTAAATTCACCGCGATAGGATAGTTGGGAGCTTTGCAACAGGTTGTCATCCCATTGCGTCACCCAATAGAACGCCAAGTCATTCGCTGCTTCTTCCCGCGTGATCTGATTTGCGGTATAGGCTTTGTCATGCATCTTTTTTATGTCGTCGAGTTCGAGCATTATCTCATCCCTGCTATCGATCTTTGCGCCCTTGATATCCTGTTATTCATCGGCCTTATAACCTGCGGCCTTTTAACTGTAACGCTATTAGTCTGTGCCTTGGGAACTCTGCACAGCATCTTCACGCAGTCGGCTAAATTAGGCGAGGCCATCTTGAATTTACTCTTCATCTCGGCCTTGGTATATAGCTCTATCAACCCGGAACCATTGGGCTTTACCGGCATACTGCACAATTCCGATCTCAACTGCGCCAAATCAGTGATCTGCGAGCTAAACGATATCATCTTATCGGGATCGTGGTACTTCCCCAACTCCGCAGCTTCATAGGTCCGGTGCATCCGGTCCCTTAACATCGTGTAATATTGGGCGCGCTTGTTTTTAAAAACATCTTTATTTTTGCGCTGATCCTGTATGCTAACATCGTTAATCGGCTCATACATTGCATCGGGGTTATCGACCTTCTCCGAGCCCTTATATTGAGCCAACAGGGTGTTATGCCCCTGGAAATGCTGTGCTACCTGCCGCTTGAGCGAGGCTCCCAACCCGTCGCAATCCCACGTAAACGCATCTACATTGTGGCTGGTAGCCAACCCACATGCCCAGTCGCAACCCTCATTAACATCGCCATCCGTCTTGGCCTGCACATCCAAAACCACCGAGCCTTGCCTAATAGCGAACCCTTTGGGGTCTCCGCCTAAATCCGAGGGGTCGTGCGATGCGATCCGTATGCCTATGGGGTCGAAACCTAACCTCGTATGGGCGTCGACACATGCGTCGAACCATTCGGGAGCTATCAGGCAATCTTCCACACCGTCGTAAAAATCACCCTCCCAAATCCAGTTATATTTAGCCCGTGACAGGTTTTCGTAGTCCCATTTTCGCAGGGCTTCCTGCTCATCATTCCACCACGGGTTATCCCTCCAGTTGACTTTGACAATCAGGTGCAGGTCGTCCTCGTAATATCCGTGCCTGTGGATATCGTGGAGATAAGGTACAATAAAACGCTGTGAAAACGGGTCGTTAGATTTAAATGGGTTGCCGGAGAACCAGCACTCGGCACCGGGGTTACGTATGATTGTAGGCAACAGCCGGTCGATGGTCTCCTGCGATATCTTATGGGCCTCCTCGAACCAGGAATACTTGAAATTCTGGGCGGACTGGATGTTATCTGGGTTGCGTGAGGCTCCCTTATATACGGTTGATGCACCATTGGGAGCGGTGATCTTGCTCTCTACTATAGTCCAATTACGTAGCGATAACGCGCCTATACGATCCCGAAACACTCTATGCACGGAATCTAAAACGGTCTCCTGAAACTCTCTCAGACAATAGATATCGGCCCGCTCCGTATCCATTTTCATGAGGAAAATGTCGCCGAATCCGATACTTTTCCCGCCTCCTCTGCCTCCGATAGCAATCTTAATCGGTTTGTGCTTTTGGAGCAGGGGAAGAAAACTTCTATTGAGCTTCATATCAGGCACGTTTTTTGCTTCTCCTTCTTCGTTTCCCTGCCTTCTGCATCGCAATCGCCACGGCCTGTTTCTGCGGTCTCCCACTCTTTACCAGTTCAGAGATATTCTCGGAGATTGTTTTCTTCGACTTACCTTTTTTTAACGGCATATCCACTCCCTTATCATGACAATCTAAACACGACTCCTATCATTGCCACGCCTAATGCTAATAGGGATAATCCCATAGGGGCTACAACTGCCCACAGCCAGCGCACCTGATTTTTGGGGCATTGACTTATGTGCGGGACTGCTTGCTTGTTCCAACGACCCCACAATTCATTAACCTGTGAGGCCAGATTGTTAATTTGTGTATCTTGCACGGCGATACGTCCCAATGTCTCCGTGATGTTGTCCAGCTTTTCCTCAATTTTACCTAATCGCCGTTGTGTTTCGTCCAATTATCTACTCCGCTGGTACAGATTTTGCTTATCCGCTTGCTTAATCCTCTCCCTATTGGTCTCCCTCATCTTGTTGGGACCGTTTAGGGTCGATGATCTCCACGCGCCAATTAATAGGTGCGTTTGGATCAAATTTCATTTCCTTTTTGTCGAGCAACAGACCATGATGCCTCGCTAACAGCTCAATACCCTTGATGTTTCGACGTGTCTCGTAATCCGCATAATCGATCTCAGCTACACCGTGTATCATTTCTACGGCTCGGTCCTGTTTCTGTTCCGTTCGTTCGTTGCGTTTCTCGGTCTCGTCGGCCAGCTGCTTCTGTATGTCAACATACGTCAACAGTCGTTGTCCTTGAGATTTCGCAGTCTTTTCGCTGTAACCTGCCGATTTCGCTGCTCTTGTCGCGTTGAAGTCGATTAGATACTCTTTGACAAACAGTGCCTGTTTCGGTGTGAGCTTCTTTTTTGTTGGTTTTGGCATGTTTCTTGCTTGTCTCCTTACCTATCCTCTGGCACGGTTGTTGCTACCTTATTATTATAGGTGCTACTGCCAGAGTGTTTTACCGTCCGCTATCGCTTCCGGGCGCTTCGCTGGCTACGTCACATTGCATGTGACTACGATTGATTGTTATATTGCATTTTTGACGTGACTCGTCAACAAGTTTTTTTTGAGAAAATGGGATTGATAGCAATTACAATCACATGCCGATGCATTTTTTGCTTGACACGGAGTGCGGATTTTGGACCGTTTTTTGCGATACCTATCGTTGTTAAAACTTTGTACGAGTTTGTTAATTGATTGTTAACTAATGTTAAAAATTGTAACTCCTTGATTTTCCTCACTCATATATTTTCGAGTACTCTTTTCGCGTTTTTCATCCCAAATCTTTTCTTTGCTGCTTATTTTTTTATCTCGGTAACTCTTTGTTTTTATTCATCTTCTCATTTTGTTTAACACTTATTGAAAATATTTCTTGACATCTTACGCGGTAAGCGTAAAAATAGGAATCAAAAACAGGGAGGGAAGAAGAAATGACATACTCAATTAAAGTAACGCCTAATTACTACCAAGGGACGTTAGGAGCACCACAAGAGAGCTATTTGATGTGGAGAGATATAGATGTGGATAACCAATATCCGGACGATATCGCAGAGTGGGACACCGAGGAGGAGGCGCAAGAGGTAATAGACGGGCTTACGGATGGTACATATTATCTATCTCACGGTGAGGCTGGCCGTCCTAATTATGATATTGTTGAGGACCACTTCGATGGCGAGGAGGTTTTAACTGCTTATGAAAATCCAACAAAATCAAAAGAAATCGGTTAAAATCACTTGCTTTTTAACCAGAAA